TTTCCCATGTTAGAATTTTATCTATCATAAGATAATAAAGATGTTTCAAATGATCTTCCTTCATCAACTCATGGCTCTGATCAAAGATAATATAATCTTTGTCATTAACATATACCAAGTGTGGTATTTTTTTTGTTGCCATGTAGTAGAACGAAGTCTGTGTAAGATTTTCAATCGTAGGTTCAGTTGGTAGATCTTGACTTACCATGTTCCATTCATCTTTACCTTTAATCTTTTTTAAATTAGGTGGCTTCGTTTTTAGTTCTATAAATTTTGTTTTAGTTTCATAATCAATACGACCCAGAATATGTTTGATCATATCAAATTCTTTTAGCTCAACATATCTTTCGCAAACTAATTTTTCATTGCGCACTATTTCTTTAACAACTTTCTTTGTGATAGGAATACAATCCATAGCAAATCTAATCATCGCTTCTCTGCCGTACTTATCTTTTGCATCAACAGGTGGGTTCTCATTTATAATTTTTAATTCATTATCAAAACAAACTTTTATATCTCGATCCCATTCTGTTTCTTTAATTGTTTTAGTTTTATAAATTACATCTGCTAACATTCTTTGGACCACATTGTTAACCAAGTTGCCAAAGTTTGCTTTGTATCTAAATGGAAACTTCCTTCTAACTTCTTGAGGAAAAGTGTAGCCAATAATATTTTTTGCAAAGGGTGTTGATGTTGATGAGTAAGACCAATGATCTAATCCTTCACCACCATTAAATATCGAGAATGCTTTTTCTATTTTGTTTTTTTCCATGTTTTTTTATTGGTAATAGTGATGTTTTTAGCTATTGTCAATGCTTATTTTATGTATATAACGGAAGTAAAATGAAAGAAAAACCACAATATAAATTACCATATAAGAAAGTTCGTATAGTTTGGGTGGATATTTGCACCTCTAGCCAATGGTATGATGATCTATCTGATGTAGATAATTTTAGTTATAGTTGGTGTGAAGATGTTGGCTACCTCTATTCAAAGGATAGTAAAGTTGTTAAAATTTTTGCGTCATTTTCTTTTGATGAGAATGGAAAGTTATCTGTTGGAAACATCACGGCTTATCCTAGATCAGTAGTTAAAAAAATATTTTACGAGAAATGATATGACTTACACAGGTATCTTTGATGAGATTGAATGCAATGATAAGTTAAAAGAATGTAAGAATGAAATTAAAAGGCACAAAAGATTTATAGAAAAACAAGCTAGTATTATTAAGTCTTTAGAATTAGAGATTGAACAGAAAGAAAACGAAATATTATTATTAAAAAATAAATAACTATGGCTAGAAATGTATATGCTTTTAGTAATGGATTATATTCTGATTGGCATAGGAAGTATAATGGTATAAGCTATATTGATGTTGATTCTGTTGAATGTTGCGCCTATTGTTATGAGCCTCTTGCTATAATTGAGACTTGTTATGACAAGGGTCAGCAATTTAAGAGTACAACCCTCTCAAAGATCATCGCTAGTCGCCTAAATATACCCTGCTTTTTAGTATTCTATAAGGAATTGACACCGAGTAGCCTAACGTTCCGCATCAAGCGTATACGTAGCTCTAGGACAGAATTTCAGCTGATGAGTGAGGATCAATGGGTCATAGTTCTGCGATCCTTGCACGACCACCACAAATTAAAATGTAAATCTAGTAAACGAAAGGATAAATAATGAATGTAAGTAGAGGATTTTTACACATAACCTATAAACTATACCACCATTTAGACTTAATAGATGGAGAGAGGAAGTCTCATTGTTTAAATGTATTCTTATCTGTAATGAAATATGCTTGGAAAAAGAATGGATATAAGGCACAATTAAGGCATGAGACAATCCATAAAGATACAGGTCTTTGCAGGACCACTATCAAATCCTGTTTGGAAACTTTAAATAAATTAAATATTGTTAAGTCTGTGAGGGGTAGATCTGGTAAAACTTATCTTGTTAATGAGACATTTTTGAGAGCTGAAAAGACTTATGATAGCCATAATACGACTATCTCAAACTCCCAGATAGCCGTTAAACCTACACAAGATAGCCGTTTTACGGCTACATTAGAAGAAACAATATACATTAATAATATAGGTAAAATAATTAGAAGTTTTGCAGGGGATACCGAGAAGATATTAGATGAGTTATCAAAGCTACCTACTGAAGAACTTAAAGCAGAAACTATTAATGTTTATTATTGTAAACAAGCACTACAAAGAAAACAGGATAAGGAACAGGAAAGTAAAGCAACCTATGTGAATAGTGATAAGATTCTATCGGCATTGTCCAGAATAAAAAAACAATCTAATCCAAGGTACAGAGAGAAAGTTGAATACAATAAAAGGAATGGGATCAAGCCATGGGAGAATAAGTAATGCCAGGTAGACCCATGAGAAAAGTATTCTGTCAAGGTTATACTAGAGCTGGGTTAAGATTAGGATTAAAAATCCCCTGTAAAATGAAAGGTTATCTACTTGCAAATAACACATACAAGTGTAAATATCACGGCTATCAAAATGTTAAGGGATTTAAAAAAGAAAACTACACACATGAAACTAGGATCAAGCAACTATCAAAGTTAATACAATTTAAAAATTATGACAACGAACAACTCAAAGAATATTACTACGAAAAAATCAAACCAAGAATTGATAACAACCAACCAAGCAGATATAATATGCGATGCACTAGCAAATGGAAAAACCCTTACCGAAATTCTGGAAGATCAAAAAGCCTATCCGTTCAGCTTGATGAAGTTTTATGCGTACTTAAAAAAAAATCCAGAACTAGAGATAAGAATAACAGAAGCTAGAAAGTACGGAGTTCAAACTTTAATTGATAAGTTGCTGCAAGTATTTAAGTACCAAGAAATTGAAGATCCAAATGCTATTCTTTGGATCAGGGAAAAAACAAAGTTCATTACATTTCTTGCTAATAAATTAACTGATCTTTATTCTGATAACAAACCTATCAAACAAAATATAGATTCTAAAATGACTATTAGTTGGGAAGATAATACGGATAATATGATTGATGTATCAGGGGATATAACTGATATACCCCCTGATAATAAAGATTAATATTCTTGTTCTATTTTAAAAGTTACTTCACAATTTGTTCTGTAACCATTATGTTTTTCACAATTAAATTTTATGATCTCGTAAAGTTCTCCAAGATCATGACACCACTCTTCATCATATACAATTTTCTTTTTTATTTTTGGTAGTTTATACTTAATTGTTTTTTCTTTTTTCTTATCGTAGTAATCATCATCTTTAGTTATTGCTACGATTTTTATATCTTTATATGTTATCATATTTCCCTTTCTCCTTGTTATTGTTACACTTTTTTTGCCACATATTGAAACACAGGATCTTTATTAACAGATCCATGCGTCAATCTTTTTTGAAACAATACAACAATATTATTCTCTGCTGATCTCATGAATAGATTAGCAATGTCCCTTGTTGTGTTGTTATAAAACCTATCTCTAGCTAAATAGCCTTGATGATAAGTTAATGATTCATTAGGCTTCGAAGTTTGTAGCCATGCTTGATACTTGCTTAACATTTTTTACCTCTTTTACTTTCTTGTTATTGTTGTTGTCATTTATATTTTTTTGAGTCTCATTTATTAATCTTAATACATTACCTGATAATAAATCATCCTCTTTAAAATATTCTTTAAAGTTTATTTGCATATTGTTTCACCAGCTTAAACCATTTTTCTTTATAAAGTTTTTTAAACTCTTCATTAGTTGCTTTATTGTATGCGTTTGCGATCTTATCCATTTTAGATCTAGCATTGATAAACAACTCATGTCTCTTTTGGTTCTCACTTTTTTTGTGTTCGTATGTTTTAGCTTTGTTTATTTCTTGTACTATTCTTATTTCATCTATTGTTTGATCTGGCATTATTCATTACCCCATTGTTGAGCCATTGCTTGAGCAATTCCAGACCAAAATTTTGATCTATCCTTTGAACCTCTTGCAACATATCTGTTTTTGTTTTTGTTTGTGTTTTTATATCTACTCGTACCACTTTCAATAAAAGTTTTTACTTCTGATTTATCGATGATATTTGTAGGTCTTAATTTTGGCAATCCTTTAAGCCACAATCTAGTTTTTTTTGTGTAAGGATGACCAAATTCGTATGGTTGTATTTCCTGGGAATATTCTGGCAATTCAAATATCCGAGAAGATACAGGATTTTCAATCGCAATTTTGCAATCCATATTATAAAAGCACATAAAGAATTTTTTTGCTTCCAATCCTTTATGGTATCGTTCCATATTTAATTTTCCTTTTTCCGGGTATAATCTGCAAGCACCGGCATTTGATAAATATGTACATGGTGGATGAGCAATTATTAAATCCCATTTATATTTTTCTAAATTTAAATGTTTTAAAACATCATCTTTAATATGATTTCCTGGAATTTCTGTATCCAAAATATCACATGACCAGGCGTCATGACCAAGTTTTTTAAACTCTTCCCTAACTATCCCGGAATACTCACAAGCAATTAATACTTTCATTTATTCCTCACTTTCTTTATTAACTCGCTTATTATAAAAACTAATCCGTACAATAATAAAACTTTAATTTCTATTGGCATTGTGTCGCACCTCTTTTAATTTTCTTTTAAACTCTCTCAAGCTATCCGCATTGGACCGATGAAGATGATCATATATAGTATAGAACCACGGATTAAGATCCGAAGCATCGAAACCCAATCGATCACTTGCTTTCTGTATAATGTTTAAATATACATCTTTCCACTTTTTATAAATTGTATTAGTCATTATGCCTCTATTCTTATTGAATTAATAACACCCTCATCTTCTAATTGATTTCTATAATCTGATACTATTTCCTCACCAATTATATAGACATACATATTAACAACAGCTTCTGGCTCACTAAAATCAGTATTTACTGATCCAAAATTATCGTTTTCATATTCTTTTATAAAATTAATAATATTAAATACTTGATCGCCTAACCAATCAGAAGCCTGTTTTCTACCAATGATGTAAAAATCAGTATTAAATATTTCATGGTGTAAATCATCAAGATTATCTTTTATAAAAGATTCATTGTTTTTATCATTTACAAAGTCATCGAAGTGAGCTTTGATTTCATCATATTTATATTGTGTCATTGTTTCCTCTCTTTGTTGTTTTTTTAATTAAGTTAATTTATTTATTTATTGCTTTCTATTGTTTAAATTGTCGCAGCTAAATAATCTATTGTATATTTAAAACCACCGCAAAAAAAATACAACATAAGCGCACCAAATAAAACATAGTCTAATATATCTAATATTTTTTTAATCATGATCAGGCAATCCTGCAAACATTGACACAACACCACCAAACGAAATTAAAACACCTATCGGATAGTGTTCACCATGTATAAAAACAATTACACCTAACATGGCTAAAATAAAGCCTGTCAGTATCATCATTAATCTAGCTATCATTTCTGCTTTCATTTTTTCCTTTCTGTTGTTTTAATAAAAGCTATCAAATTAATTATAAATAAATAGATGACATAATGACGCATATATAGATTATAGTTTATAATGGTTCTAAATAGATTGAGGGATATTAGATAAAGATCTATTTCATATATTAACAGGCGCATTTTTATTTTATGCGATATAACAAACGGCAACAATACTGACCTATATACTTCCGATAATTAATAGTTATAGGAATTACTAGTGTTAATCTTTTATTATCACTACTAAAAATGTCTGTATTTTATAGAACCTGACCCCCCCCTATACCCTAGATTGTGCGGTAGGTTTATTATATATATATACATGGATAATTTCCACACCCATACACAGACACCCCCACAAACAACCCTGCACCATTTTATTCAATGTTTTGCCATATTTTATTTTTTACTTTAAAACAATTCTAAATTAGCTAGATATGGTATATGGATTACGTACACGCAGAAGATCTAGATTGTATTGCTTATGTTGATGAAAAGACTAATGCAGTAACTATTAAGTTTATTGGTATACCTAACAAACACTCTGCTCAATTATTTGTTAATTATGTTATGGTAACACTAGGTATAGATTACCTGCCACTAGAACATAATGGTAAATCAAAGATGATACACTAATGAATATCAAGATACCTTACACACCAAGAAAACATCAAGCCTATCTACACCAGCAAATCTCAAGATACAGATGGAGTGTGCTGGTCTGCCACCGAAGGTTTGGCAAGACAGTATGTATGATCAATCATTTAATTAAGTCAGCATTGCTGACCAAAGAGAAGAATCCTAGGTTTGCCTACATTGCACCAACCTTTAAACAGGCTAAAGCAATAGCATGGGATTATATAAAACAATTTACCGCAAAAATCCCAGCAACAAAGTTTAATGAAACAGAGTTAAGAGTAGATCTGCCAAATGGTTCTAGGATAACATTATTAGGTTCAGAGAACTGCGATGGCTTGAGAGGTATATACCTAGACGGATGCGTCATAGATGAGTACGCAAATGTAAATGAAAAGCTATTTCCAGAAATAATTAGACCAGCTCTATCAGATCGTAAAGGTTATTGTGTATTCATTGGTACACCAGCAGGAATGAATAATAACTTCTATGATCTATACCAACACGCAAATGGTGCGGAAGATTGGTTTAACTACAAAGCAAAAGCAAGTCAGACAAAGATAGTTGATGAAGAAGAACTTGTTAAAGCCAAAGAAGTTATGGGTGAAAAGAAATACCTGCAAGAGTTTGAATGTGATTGGATTGCAAACATTGAAGGTGCAATATATGGAGATGAGATTGCAAAGATAGATGATAAGAACCAGATAGCTAGAGTTCCTTATGATCCTTCCTTGCCTGTCTCTACTGCATGGGATCTCGGAGTAGCCGACCACAGTAGTATTATATTCTTTCAACAAAAAGGAACAGCAATACAGATTATAGATTACCATGAAGAAAGAGGTCATGGATTACCACACTACATACAAATGCTTAATGAAAAACCTTACATATACAAGGAACATTATGCTCCGCATGATATAGATGTGCAAGAGTTTGGTAATGGTAAAACCAGAAGAGAGATAGCCTATCAATTAGGTGTGCGGTTTAAAGTAGTACCGAAGCTACCAATAGAAGAAGGTATTCATGCAGTAACAATGTTATTGCCTAGATGTTGGATTGATACAGACCATTGCAAAAGTCTTGTAGATGCGTTAAGACATTACCATAGGAAGTACATTGACAAAAATAGAATGTTCAGATCGAAACCTGTACATGATTGGAGTTCTCATGCTTGTGATGCAATGAGGTATCTAGCTGTTGGACTACAAGAATTAAATACTAGACAAACTGCTCCACAAAGTGTAGCAGATAATAATTATAGGATTATATAATATGGGATCAATATTTAAACCAAAAATGCCACCGCTTCCGCCTGTTGCTCCGCCACCAGAGCCGCCAAGCACAGAATTATCTGCAGAAGAAAAGGAAAGAATAAAAGCTGAACAAGATGCGATTGAAAGAAAAAGAAAAGGTAGAAAGTCTACAATCCTTACTGGACCATTAGGTGTGCAGGAAGATGAAGAATCTAAACTTAAAACTTTATTAGGAGAATAATATGTTAGAAAAAGTAAAAGCAGTTATCAAAAAAATAAAACCTGCAAAGAAAAAAATAGAACCTAAATTTAATAACATGAATGATTTACAAAATGGTGTAGCAGTAAACAGAGAATGTAAATCTGAAACTAAATCTGAAACTAAATCTTCATTAACATTTGGAAAATAATATGGGATCAGTTATTAAACCAAGTAAATCTGCACCTGCACCAAAACCAATTGTTACTCCAACTATAGCAGAAGTTTCACAATCACAAGCAACAGATGCTTACGATGTAAGAAAAATAAAAGCTAAAGGTAGATCGTCAACAATTATAACAAAACCTACTGGTGTATCTGGTGATTTGACTTTAGGTAAACCAAGTTTATTAGGTGGAGCATAATGGCGCAAACAGATAAAGCAAAAAATTTATTAAAACGATTTGACAGATTAAAATCCCAAAGACAAAATTGGGAAAGTCATTGGCAAGAAGTTGCAGACTATATGCAACCAAGAAAAGCTGATGTAACTAAAACAAGATCTAAAGGTGATAAAAGAACAGAACTTATTTTTGATGGTTCACCATTACAATCAGTAGAACTATTAGCAGCATCACTACATGGTATGTTAACTAATCCATCTACACCATGGTTCTCTTTAAGATTTAAAGAAGATGATATGGAGAATGAGGATGAAGCAAAAGAATGGTTAGAGTCTGCAACAGAAACAATGTATGCAGCATTTAATAAATCAAACTTCCAACAAGAAATATTTGAACTGTATCATGATCTAATTACATTTGGTACAGCAGCAATGTTTATCGAAGAAGATGATGAAGATGTTTTAAAATTTTCTACAAGACACATTAACGAAATCTTTATTGCTGAAAATGATAAAGGAAGAATTGATACAGTATTTAGAAAGTTTCATATATCTGCAAGAGCAGCAATACAAAAGTTTGGCGACATATCAATTAACATTGCAACTAAAGCAAAGAAAGATCCATACGAAGAAGTAGAAATACTTCATGCGGTTTATCCAAGATCTGATTTTAATCCAAAGAAACAAGATAAAATTAATATGCCATTTGAATCTATTTATTTAGATGCAGAGTCTGGTGATGAATTATCTGTATCTGGATTTAAAGAGTTTCCATTTGTAGTACCAAGATACTTAAAAGCATCACATGAAATCTATGGTAGATCTCCAGCAATGACAGCTTTACCAGATGTTAAGATGTTAAATGAAATGTCAAAGACTACAATCAAGTCTGCACAGAAACAAGTTGATCCACCTTTACTTGTTCCAGATGATGGATTTATGTTACCTGTAAGAACAATTCCAGGGGGTTTAAATTTTTACAGAGCAGGAACTAGAGATAGAATTGAACCATTAAACATTGGAGCAAACACTCCACTAGGTTTAAACATGGAAGAGCAAAGAAGAAACTCAATTAGAAATGCTTTTTATGTAAATCAATTAATGATGCAGAATGGTCCACAGATGACAGCAACAGAAGTAATACAAAGAAACGAAGAGAAGATGAGATTACTTGGTCCAGTATTAGGTAGACTACAATC